TCTACATTCAATACATTGAAGAGATTACAAAGATTCTTCGTTGTGTTTGTATTAAATGCAGTCGACTCTTGATTGACAAGAAAGACAATGTGAATTTGTTGTCTTATAAACCTTCAGATCGTTGGCATAATGTATTCGCTCTGGCGAGCAAGGTGAAACGTTGCGGTGATTCTAGTTTGGACGGATGCGAATGCTTACAACCGACAAAGATCCGAAAGGAAGGATTTGCAACGATCATTGCGGATTGGAACACAGATACACCTGAAGGAGAAGACAGTCAGGGTTTGACGATGAAGTTTACGCCAGAAGTCGTGTTAAAGATATTCAAAAAGATTACCGACGAGGACATTGATTTTATGGGATTCTCGAGTCAATGGTCGCGTCCAGAATGGATGATTTGTAGAATCTTTGCCGTGCCTCCGCCCAGCATTCGTCCCTCGGTCAAACAGGACAGTCAGCAGCGATCTGAAGACGATTTGACACATATCATCATCAACATTATCAAATACAACAATATTCTCAAAGAGCAGATTGCAAAGAATTCTCCTATGAAACAGATTGACGATTGGACGACAGTTCTACAATACTATGTGGCGACCATCGTAGACAATAACATATCCGGGACCGATCCGGTAAAGCAGCGCTCGGGACGTGCTCTCAAGTCCATTTCCGAAAGACACAAAGGCAAAACGGGTCGTGTTCGCGGGAACTTGATGGGAAAGCGTGTGGATTTTAGCGCACGTTCCGTCATTACTCCTGATCCAGAGTTGAGTATTACAGAACTAGGGGTTCCGATGAAGATTGCGATGAACATTACAAAACCGATTTATGTGAACGAGACGAATCGAGTGTTCCTGACGTATCTTGTCAAGAATGGTCCCGATGTGTATCCCGGTGCAAAAATCCTGGAACTGGCGAACGGAGAATCGATCTCGTTGCGCTACTATGATCGTGAGAATGTCAAACTTCAAGTAGGTGATATTGTGCATCGACATATGATGAACGGAGATTATGTGCTTTTCAATCGTCAACCGACTCTTCATCGCATGTCCATGATGGCACATATCGTGCATGTGCTCAAGAAAGGCGATACCTTTCACATGAACGTGGCAGATACCAAACCTTATAACGCAGACTTTGACGGAGATGAAATGAACATGCACATGCCCCAGAACGATGAAGCAGAAATGGAACTCAAGTATTTGGCAGCGATTCGTTATCAAATTATCAGTCCGGCACTGAACAAGAGTATCATTGGAATCTTTCAGGATTCTTTGCTCGGAAGTTACTTGTTTACGCGTGGAAATGTCATGATCAAACGCAAACACGCGATGAATTTGTTAGCAAAATGCAGTCGATTTGATTCTAAGATGTTCATGGATCAAAAAGAAGAGTATAGCGCCTACGAAATCATCAGTAGTATTCTTCCACCCATCACCCTCAAATACAAGAGCGGATTGTTCAAAGAAGGTCGTGATGATTTTGCAACATCCAATTTTGTCATTGAAATCATGAACGGAAAGATGATTCGCGGACAGTTTGAAAAGGATTCGTTGTGTGGTGGAGGTCGAGGTCTCATTCAACGCATCAACAATGATTTCACGGAAGAAGAGTCTCAGGTGTTTATCGATAACATTCAATCCATCGTAACAGAATACATGAAGACCACTGGTTACAGTGTCGGTATGAGCGATTTGATATCGAACGAAGAAACCAATTCTAAGATTAGTGAGGTCATCGCCAATCAAAAGAGGGAAGTTGCCAATCTCATCAACCAGGTTCATTTGGGGATCCTCGACAACAAATCGGGTCGAACCAATCAGGAATATTTTGAGAGTGAAGTCAACAACATTTTAAACAAAGCGAATTCGGATTCTGGTAAGATTGCTCGCGAGCGATTGAACAAAGACAATCGATTCGTCAACATTGTCAAATCCGGATCCAAAGGAAGCGATCTGAATATTTCGCAGATGATTTCTTGTCTAGGTCAGCAAAACGTAGACAACAAGCGAATTCCTTACAGTTTTCCCAACCGGACTCTGCCACATTTTAAGCAATTCAACGATTCGCCGATTGCGCGTGGATTCGTGGAGAGTTCCTTCATTGGAGGGTTATCTCCCGAAGAGTTGTTCTTTCATGCGATGGGTGGTCGTGTCGGTTTGATTGATACAGCGGTCAAGACAAGTCAAACCGGTTATATTCAGAGACGATTGATCAAAGGTATGGAGGATGTCATGATCTGTTACGATCGTTCTGTAAGAAATAACAAACATAAGATTATTCAGTTTAGTTACGGAGGAACTAACTTTGATACGATTCGCATTGAAACCAGTAAATTTGAACTCATCCAAAAATCACGAACTGATATTTATGATTTGTTTCGTTATGGTTACGAAGGAAAAGAGTTGACTGCCATGAAGTTAGTCTTTACTAAACCAACCTTTTCTCGTTACAAGGACCAAATTCCTGAACTGAAAGAACGAACCAAGAAAGAGATTCATCGATTCATGGAAATTCGAAATACCTTTATTCAATCGGTCTCGGAACTTGAAGGGATGTATGAAACCGTCTATTTACCGATTTCCTTTCCACAGTTGATTCAAAATTCAAAAAATCAATTCTACCATCATGCCAATCAAACCGATTTGACTCCTATAGAAGCGTATCAATTGATTGATAGTTATTATAAAAATCTGAAGCAAGTATTTAAACCCTGTATGATGTTTGAAGTCGTGTTCTATTACTACCTCAATCCAGCGACCCTTTTAGTGCACCATCGTTTCACGCGCGACAGTTTGGTCTTTATGTTAGAGAAAATTGTCTATAGTTACAAGCGTTCACTCGTGAATCCTGGAGAAATGGTCGGACTCATTTCCGCACAATCGATTGGTGAACCTACGACCCAGATGAACTTGAATACCTTCCACTTTGCAGGTATTTCTACCAAATCTAACGTCACTCGCGGTGTCCCTCGTATGGAAGAGATTCTGGCACTGACTCGAAACATGAAAAATCCATCCATGACGATTTATCTAAAATCCGAAGATGAATCCAATCGTGACAAAGCATTTGATATGATCTCGCGTATTGAGAATACAAGATTCAAGAATTTCGTCGCAAAGTGTGACATTTACTATGATCCTGATGACATGGATACTCTAGTGGAAAAGGACAAAGACTTGATGAATCGTTACCGAGAGTTCAATGCGGTCCTAGAAGATTGTTTTGCGGAAGAAGAAAAGGCAAGTTCCAATCGTTGGATCATCCGTATCTCATTGGATAAAACCAAACTCATCGATTATAACATTACCTTGGACGAGATTCATTTCACTCTGAAAAGTATTTACGAAGGAAACATTCAGTGTTTCTATACGGATATGGAAGAGGATGAAGTGGTCTTCCGTATCCGATTGATGAACATTGTCAAATCCAAAAAGACGTCGTATAGTTTGGATGAGGAAGACCAAATCTATATGGCAAAGAGTTTCCTGCACAACCTTCTCAATAACATTGTCTTGCGTGGTATTCAGGGGATTGACAAAGTGAACCTGTTACAGATTAAAAATTATATGATTTACAACGAGAAACTTGGAGATTTTGAACGAAAAGATATTTATTCTTTGGATACTTTGGGATCCAATCTGATGCAAGTATTGTCCTTGGATTTCATCGATACGGAACGAACCTACAGTAATAGCATCATGGAAACCCTTGATGTGTTGGGAATCGAGGCAGCAAGAAAATGTTTGTTCAACGAGATGCTAGAAGTGTTGTGTTTCGACGGCGGTTACGTTAACCATCATCACATTTCGCTCTTGTGTGATCGAATGACGTCTACCCAAGACATGATTTCGATTTTCCGCCATGGAATCAACAACGACAACATTGGTCCGATTGCCAAAGCATCCTTCGAAGAAACGACCGAGATGTTTCTCAAGGCAGCGAGGCACGGTGAATTGGACGAGATGCGCGGTGTGTCGGCGAACATCATGTGTGGTCAACATGGATATTTTGGAACAGCAGCGTTCTCCGTGTATTTGAACATGATTGAACTAGAGAAACTGAACAAGGAGAGTCAATACAAGAAGAAAGAAGAGGATATCTTTGAACTCTTGCAAGTGGACGATAGCGCCTGTGCGCTACCCCATCTGAAGATCCAGCATAACTTGGATACCCAACAGATCATCCCGAAACAGGACAATGCCTTTGACATTGAATTCTAAGCATAATGATCCATGAATTCGGTTAGACTGGCGGGGTCGTTGAGATAGACAATGTCGCGTTCGGTGTGATAGAGTGCACCCATGTCTCTTCGTTCGATTCGGAAATCATGGTTTGCAATAAAAAACATAAACACGTCCTTCTTTTTCATTTTGATATAATATTTGAAGGTATCTTCGGTGTGATACGTGATCAATTTGATTTTATTTTTCGCTTGAATAAAAATGACAACCGGTAGTTTGTATTCAATCATCAAGACAAGAAGATCCAATTGGGTAAAAGGATAACTTTCCATTTGAATTTCACTCCAGGAAGTAAATCGTTTCTTTTCTTTTCGAAATTTCTTGTTTAGATTCACGACGGTTTCCGACAGATGAGTGTAACTTTCGATCAACATTTCTTTCAATTCACGAATGGTAACCGTCGCATATTTCTTGTCGTAACTCTTAAGTATTTGAAGCGCCATGATAAAGTTACACGTCAGATCGACGACCGACGTTTCGTAGGTGTCTCCTTTCATGATTCGAAACCCAATCGTTTTCGGTGGAAAGTAGTCTTTCCATTTAGAATTCGCTTTAAAATAAAAGGTTTTGATACAGGGGATCAAATCGGGTTCAATACGTTTGATCTTAGTGGGAAGAGAAGGTTGTATTACCCTCAACTGTTCTTGCGCGAACAAGACCACCTCTTCCGACGCTTTACTTTTGGTTTGTTGATAGAGTTCTTTTGCCGTTTTGACATATTCTTCTGCTTTCTCTACATTTTTATTTTCTTCATTTTGTTTGATTTTCATAGAAAGTGATTCAATCTCTTGGATAGGTTCAAGAATAGGATCCATTTTACGCGCAACCGGAATAGAAACATCATCCAAAGAGGTGCCTAATGTTTTCAACTTACGGGTTCTTACGGGTGCAGGTCTTTTCGATTTTACCGGGATAGGGTCCACAGGTAACGGAATTGTTTTGATCGAGGGTTCAGGAACTGTATTTAGAGACAACGAAACATCTGGAACAGGTTTTGATTTTCTTGTTTTTTGCGGTCCACTCCTTACGGGTTTGGGTCGAGATTTGGGGATGGGCTTTGAGATCGGTTCTGGTTCTTCAACTTTGACTGAGTCTTCGAGTTGAATCGGAAAGGAGTTTAGAGGGATTCCTACGGGATCCAGTTCGTCTAGATTGACTTCTTTTGGATCCGATACCACATCTACTTCGTCATCAGGATATAGAAGATCTTCCGGTTCAGAATCAAGAATGCCCATTTCATCCATGGTTCTATTCAAAAAAATCTTCTCCTCCTCTACAACAGGTTCCATTTTTTCAGCAACTTCGATCAGTTTACTGGGTTGGACATCTTCCAGCATAGAATGCATGACCGATTTTATTTTTTTCACAGGTTCCTTATCTAAATAAGTATTTAGATCGGATTCGAGTAAAAGAATTTCATTCTCGGTCAATTGATAACGGTCTGTATAATAAAGAGTGCTATGAATTTCTTCAAATAAAACGCGTTGAATATGCACATTCATCATGAGATCGTCGATAAAACGATGTTTATAGGATTCTTCATTGTTGCTATGGTTGAATAAATTATGAAAAGGTATCAATAACTTACCTTCATATTCGAACCTTCCACAATAAGGTTCGTCCCTATTTTTACAAAGATTTATATGTTGAATGTCATTCAGATCGAGATCGACTTCATATTCTTCCACGAACAAAAACTTATCTTGAAATAAAGGTTCAAAGAGTTGATCCAATTTATTTTTGTCTTGTGTTTGTATTGCCTGTTCCATCTGTTTACGAATCATTAGATTTTTACTATCATTTAATTCCACCTTGATCGTGTTGAAAAAAGCATTGTAAAACATTTGCTCTAACTTCAAGTATTGAATGACCTTTTCTTTTGGATGCATCACACCTGATTGTATGGTATCATTCAACAATCTAGGATTTTTTTCGTCCAATACTTTTAGATCGTCACTCACCTTGTTTTCTTCCGGTTGTTTCAGAGGAACAAACTGATTGGTCTCGGTAAGAACGCCTACAATCAATTCATTTTCTAACATACGTATGATGGGATTACATGGGATTCTTTTTTGTGAAGATATATACAATTGTTTTAATTCTTTTACCGTAACCCGGTAGTCCAACCACGGAACGTCGTCCACCCTTATAAAATCACCCATCAATGCACTTGGTCTACAAGGGACAAAAAAAGTAGTTTGAACTCTTTTAACCATCACTCCGAAAATTCTACCATCGACATTCATCACTTCCTTTTCAACACGATAGTCTGTCTTTTTGATTTCATCCAACAATTCATGAAGGTATAGATTTTCCTTGAACGTATAAGAGGTATGTATGGTCTTTTCTCTACAGGAATCCCCAATGGTCTCATTGATTTGTTTGAGAATCGCATGAACCGTAGGGATATTTTCACTTCGATCAAAAAGAGTGATCGTCTTATCTTTTCCATCCGACGTTTTCTTGTAAATATAAAGAGGTTCAAACAAATCCCCTTTTTGATAGACGATCAGACTCGGGTTTGATTCTTTAAACAGATACAATGCATGTGCAGTCGTAGGACATACAATGTGTAGATTATGAGTGACATCTTCCAAACCTTCTTTCAAAAGAACCAGGTTCACTTTTTCTTTGAACAAGGATTGTGTGACAATATCCCATAGATAAGTATAATCAATATACTCATTGCTCTTTAAATATTGAATAAAACGTTCATATCCATTCACAACCTTTTTAAACAATTCTATCGGTGTCGATTTATACAGTTTGGATTTTTTGTGTTCTTCAGTAAGCACTTGAGACTCGTAGTCTTTTGCAAATGTATCTACGATTCCTCCATTGTGAAAAGTAAGGATCGTATCCAGTGTAATCTTGTCTAGAAGGACTTTCAAGAACTGTGCAAGAGGAACATACTTTTTAAAGTAAAGAAAAGAAATAGACGAGAGAAAGGATTGAGAGTCGTTCACACCATGCCGCAACAAGCAAGGATAATTTAACTTGAGTTTTCTTTTCTGTATCTGACTATAACAATCACTGTAATTTACCTGAAAGAATTTTTCTAGAATAGGAGTTAGATGACCCTTACGGTTTTCAGTGAGTGGAAACTTGTCTCCATTTTGAATATAATCTTTTACTTTTTCATTTGGATCTTCTTTGTCCTCATCATTCATTTCACGATTGGGTTTTCTTTGAGAATATTGACTCGCTTCTTGGATACGTTTATCAATGGCATCAGGTTTGTCTTTTTTTGGTTTTGAGATAAAGCAACAAGGCATATAATATCCATTTGGGTGTTTTTTGGTAAGAAATCCAGGTCTTGTTTGATAGATGGGTTTGTCTCCAGGTTTGGCAAGTTCTAAAATGTAACGAGATTGAATATTCTTTTGTTTTTCACTATCACTTGCGTTACGCGAAATCAGTTTGTCAGGATCTACTTTGTCTGGATCAACGGGTAATTGATGCTTTAAATCCCAATAACGAGGGCAAATATAAAAATAAGGTTTCTTCGGATCAGTGCTATATTCAATGGCGCTTTCATACGATCCTGGAGCAATTTCATCGATACGTTCTTTTTCTTCTTTGGATAGAATCACGGGTTGTCTTTTGTCGGACCATAAACACATTCGACTGTATTGTGTATGATTCTTGTCCGTTTTTGTAAACAAAAGAGGTTCGCGTTCTTGCAATCGTTGCAACAAAGGATTCACGGGTGTAAATTGAATTTTGGTGAGTTCCTCATCTTCGTCCAACTTGACGTAATATTTACCGTTGTATCTTGCCTTTAGTAGATTTTCTTTGTCGTAAATATACATTTCGTCCTGGTTGTCTTGTTTGTGTTTCCAACCATACGATACCGTGGCATATACTTTTTTGACAAATTGAATCGGCGGGTGATTCTCCCACTCTTTGGGTTCGCGTAGATACGTCACTCCCGAATAGGAATTACCCGGTTTGTCAAAGTAATCGATATAGAGAATTGTAGCATTTGTATCCTGAATGAGATCTTTCAATTCTTTACCATTGAGTTCTACGACATATCCCTTACATGTTTCATTTTCTTTTTTGACAAGGGTGCATTCGGATCCTTGAAAGACTCTAAAATAATCTTCAATCTTTCCTTCACGAGTAGGATCCTTTTTGAACTTTTTCTGAATAGTAAAAGGGTCGTTCTCATCATAAATAAATACATCATAGAGTCTAGTTTCCGAAATAGACCCTCCAGACTTTAGAATAGAATCAGAGTTGGACTCGATTGGACTGTTCAGTGGACTATTCAAGGGACTGTTCAGTGGACTATTCAAGGGACTGTTCAGTGGACTATTCAAGGGACTGTTCAGTGGACTATTCAAGGGACTGTTCAGTGGACTATTCAGGGGACTGTTCAGTGGACTATTCAAGGGACTGTTCAGTGGACTATTCAGGGGAATGTTCAGGTTTGGACTATTCAGGGGACTGTTCAGTGGCACACTACTTGGAATGTTCAGGGGACTATTTAGAGGAACGCTACTTGGAATGTTAAGGTTCGGACTATTGAGGGGACTATTTAGAGGACTATTCAAGGGACTACTTGGAATGTTCAGGTTTGTAATCGGTTCATTCAAAGGTTTCTCTACAACTTCAATAGAAGGTGATTCTGCATTCGGTAAAGACAAGGATTCCCCGGGCATGTCGTCGAATTCGTCGGGATCTTCCATAGGCATCAACTCCTGATTCATGGTGAAATTTGTCTCAGTGATTTGTTTGACGGGAGCAATTTCTTTGACTTGAATCTCTTTTATTTTTTTACACATCCCTTCATCCGAGACAATCCCTTGAGAGATAAGAATCAAATTGGTGACATAGAGTCGTATAAAAGGCAAATATTGAATATGATCAATGGAATGTACGGTCACTTCTATGTTCTCTTTTTTCTCAATTTCCACCAAGAATCCCGGATTGATCTTCACACGACGTAAATTATTCTGTTTTTCTTCAATTTCAATCGTGGAGAAAAACTGATGCACATAATCTGCCGCTGCTTTATCGTTATGTTTCATAAAATTAGCAGAAAATGTTAAGATCATTTCTTCGATAGGAACTGCTTTGTTAAATGCCTCGATCAAATAGGCGTCTTTACTTTGAGACTCGTTATAGTTGGAAACTCTTTTGTAACGTAATTGGACACGTTCTTTTTCATTCATATAATTAAAAATGGGTGAAAAACAGGTCATATTTTTTTGAATGTTCATTTTACCCTCTTTCTTGTAGTTACATTTGTATTTCATGTCAAGTATTGAAAGATTAGGTTGGTGAAAATGTTCAAAGGTCGTAAATATTTTCTCTGAGGGATCAAAATATTCAATCAGTTTGTTGAGGAAAGATTGAACCGTCGTTTTCACCATCGTCTCGATCGACTCAATCGAAAGAAAGGGTATTTGATCGATACGAAAATAAAGATGACCTTTCTTGTTGATATTCAAGAACAAGGGTATATCATGAGAATAGAATAAATAGGAGATGCTATTCTTGTTGATATCGTGTGCATATTTTAAGACCGTTTTCTTCTTCAAGTAAGGAATTTTATAACCATTCTCGCTTTGTTGATTACAATACAATCGATAAATGTTCTCGTGTGTTTTTAATCCATTGAGTTTGATGTAGGGATTCTGTTTGGACGATGGAAATAATTTAAAAAAGATATCCAATGGAAAGGAAAACGGTTGTAAGGTATACATCACAAAATAGATGCTTGTAATCCCTTCTGATAGGATAAATTGCGGGTTATAGACTCTATGATGAAAATCAATGATACGATTGTATTCACGATAATCAGTATTTGTTTTTATAATACTTTTTGAGGGGTCTATTCCTTCTTTGAATAGATAAGGAAAATAGACGTTAAATACTTTTGACATTTCTAGTCCCTCCTTTTGAGAATAATCGTAAACATCTTTGGAGAAACACACATAGATTGTCTCGGGTAAAGTCATCCATAAATTTTTGGAGGAGGTTCCCGAATCTTCTTGTTGAGGAAATCGATTCAGGAATGGATTGACTACAAACAAGGACCCATTCACAATGCCAATGGGAATAGATTCATACGCTTCTTGGGGTAGTTCTAAAAAATCGTCTAATTCATAACTGGATTTTTTAGTTGGAACAGGGAATTCATGGTTGAGACAATAGGCGGAAAACATTTCATAGGTGATCGTTCGTGTATTCTCAAAGGACATTTTTTTGTAATGATCATAGGGGTTCACGGTAACCCATTGTTTGGTAAAAAAGTAATATTCATCTACATTCTTGTTTTCGATCCATTGACTTAATTTGGATTTGACATTATCTAGAGTATCATCACGATAAATGTCAAAGGTATAGGTCTTCTCCGAATCTTCGGTCAGATGTATACACTTTAAGGTGATGTTCATTATATAATAAAACAGATATTAACTATCAGGTATTTGGTTTAATTCATTCGCAATGTCTTTTGCATCTTTGGTTAGTTTTACAAGGGCATCTGACAATGAAAAGGTTCCTTCTTTCAACAAAATAGGTGTATCCTTTATTTTTTCTAAGGTATTTGTGAATTGAACCAGATTGTCTTGATAATCGGACAGAAGATCAGAGAATCGATGCGCTTGCGTGACAACACCCGATGTATATAATTTATCATCAGGTGGATTCAACAAGGGACTCAGTTTCGATTGGGCATCTAAGGTAAGATCCTGACTGTAAATTTTATTCAGATTCACTTGTAGTGTATTTAATTTTCCCACGATTGCATTCATGGAAGAAGATGCGGAAGCAGTATTGGTATCGCTATAATACCCTTCTTTAAACCCAAAAGACAATACAATAAACAATAGAATGACGAATAGCAATAGATAGTCCATTATATTGTTTTGATATTTTATAAAAGATTCAGATCAAGTCATATTCTTAATTGAAATAAGGATTGTCTGATATGGTCATACCACAGTAATCCGTGTTTTCTTTACTGTAATCTACCGGACGATACACGTTACATTGATCTGCCTTTTCCAACAAGAATTTAAAATTTTCCCAGAATTCGGTTGTATGTCCGATGCTTAAAGTCATAATATGTGCCATTTCATGAATGGCAACAAACATGAGCGTATTCTCATCGATCAAATGATTGTTATCTTCTTTTTCTTTGTTGAGACAAAAGGCAATTTTCCTTCCTTTATTTTCACTGTATGCAGTATACTCGCTCGTAGGTAACGTTTCTACAATCTTGTTTGCATTGAATTTATCCACAAGTCGTTTGACTCTAACATCTCTAGGATCTGTCTCTTGTGCATAGGTCACGAGGGTCGTCATTCGTTCTGATGTTTTTGCAAGTAAATCAACAGCAGGTAACATATTGTCTCGTTCTCTCACACAGTATTTATCTCCATCTACTGTGGAGACAATACACTTTAATTGAAACATATCAGACTCATAATATAATTTGTAGGAAATATAGAAGATAAATCCAACCATCACTAGGATGAATAGTGTATCTTTGTCCATATAGTAACAAATTATTTTAAAGTGTTCTTGTTTTATCTTTCACCAATTTCAAGTGGGCGACGATAAGGATCAGGATCTATGGTGCTGTGCGCCCAAGGACCCACGTCAACTTTTTTAATACTAGGATCTGACCGTAGTTGTAAATTGGCATTTCTTAAACTACTGCTTACGGTATTAATACCAATCATCTGATCTGCAGATAGAAGATTTAAGTTTTTTAAATCCATGGACGCAGGATTTAAATTAGACCATTCACTGTGATTGTCTTTGGGTAGTAAATCGGACGGCGATAAGGTTTGCTGAACGGAACTAGGAGGAACTGGAGAATTCATTCCACTGACTTCCAGGTATTGATGGTTGGTAACCCCCGACGTAACTCCCGACGGAACCCCCGAAGGAACCCTCGATGGAACGTTGAAGGAACTATCTGGGGAACCGTAAGGTGAAGGTTGTATTCGATTCATCATTTTTTCGGGTTGGAAAGACTTGGTTTGATTATACTTCATTAAGATCACGGCGAGCACTACCACTCCAACTAAAAGAATTATTCCGAAAACTTGATTAGAGGGAGTCTTTATCATTTTACCTAGATTCATTATATAGAGTAGAATATAAAATATTTTTTATTCTAAATAATTTATTCGTCAAGATTTATTCGTCAAGTTCTTCATCGTCTACCACTTCCGAAAAATCTATTTTTGTTTTTATTTTTTTAGAAGTAAAAATACCCCTAATGTCTTCGATCATATTTTCTTTTATTTTTGTGTTCAAAAACTCATAGACCTTATAAATAGAGATAGAGTTTAGTGGGTGCTCATAGTCAGATAGTTCAGTCGTATCTATCGTATATTCATTTAACTCATTTAATTCATCTGAGGATTCAGGAACAGGTGTAGGCGTCGTGACGGGCGTCGTCACAGGTGTCATCACAGGCGTCGTCACAGGTGTCGTTACGGGCGTCGTCACAGGTGTAGGTGTCGTCACAGGAGTCGTCACAGGCGTCGTCACAGGCGTAGGTGTAGTCATGTTTGAAAGGTTGGGTTTAATGAAAGGTTCAGAAACATTTAGTAGAATATACAAATGATGTAATTCAATTTCTAGAGAGAAATGTTTACTGTTAAACTTAATTCCCTTGATATGAAAGGTAGGTATCACGTCATGACTTTCTAGTTTATTTAAGGTGCACATGTTATCATTCGTGTCGGTAATCATGATACGATTTTCGTCTATACTACACATGATATCAAAACAATTGTCCTTAATGTTGGTTTTCAATGGATTGATAAAGGAACATTCGATATCTGACTTGGACAATGGATCTTCAAACCACTCTTCGGATGAGACATGAAATTGTTCAATAACGTCATGATAAAAAGATTCAAACCATTCTAGGTATTCTTTACTCGTGATCGAGATATAAAGATAATTTGTGTTTTTTTTATTTTTATAATAACACACCTTATTGGTCTTGACGATAAAAGGTCCTTGATTATAGGTTATCTTGGAGAAATAATGATCGTCTTCTATCTCGATCGGTTCAGCAATGCCTATGTGTTTTGAATCATAAAAATCCAATACATTCATTTAGTATGAAGAGTGAATTATTTTAAGTTAAAATGACGCAAACATTAATCTATGTGATATATAATGTTCCCTATAGGATTACAATTTCAGACGTTTACTTCACCCAAAAAAATACCCATGCGTTTAGAATCCTCCACTGGCGAAGATCAAAAAAGACGATTTTTAAAAATCATCGGAGTAGACTGTCCAAAGCAGTTAACGAGAGAGAAAAAACGGAAGTTACCAAAATCTAAAACCCAAACACAAAAAAATAAAAATTAGTCCTCACTCCATTTGTCCTTGTTAAAAGGGGCAATCAATAAATTGTTTAATTTATCTTGTTGTTTCTTCTGGTCCAATGTTGCATCTGGAAAGGCGGACGAAAAACTGAATTTATTCATATAGTCCAAGTCGTCTTCACTTGCGTAAGGTTTCTTTCCATAACAATTGACTCCGAATTTCATATACTTATTTTCTACATATCCTCCATTGACACCTGTTCTTCCACAGTCATGCTCATGACCAGGAATTTTTTTCAGTTCATTATACATGGATTTTTGAATAGGAAAAAGGATCATTTGATCGCTGGACCATCCATAACTACACCAATTTGCTCCATTTTTATAAGAATCTTCGACTTCATCATAGGTTGCTAATCGCGCATCAAATAATTCACAGGTTTCTCTCGCCTTATCATACGTATATCGGTTATGAGGGATATGAAACACTTCTTTATCTAGATCGTCTTTGCAGAGGTCTACTGGATTTTTTGAGATGTCTACAGTGCATGCCGAAATATCCACTTGATTATTCACATGAACTTCTAGTTGAGGGTTTTGTGTTCCAAATAAATTATAGAGCACATCATTGAAATTAAATTCAAATTGTCTAAAATGTTTCATATTTAGAAAAAGAATCACGATAAATAGGACCCATAAAAAGATTTCAATCATCATAATCCACGGTTTCGATTCAGGAGTATTGAGAGAAATATTATTAAATAAACTGAATATCCCAATATAGACCAATACAATGACTCCAAATAACGCAATTAAATTTACATGATACTTATTATAGAAATCGTCTATATCTGCCATATTTATAATGGTTCATTATTTTATTTTTCTATAAAATAGACAATAGTTGTTTTCATGAATCAATCGTTCAGGTGTAATCGATTGAATAAAATGATCATTGATCGAATACCAATCGGTTTTCTTTACATAAGAATAATAATGACCATGTTCTATGGAACCTTCATGATTTATGATCCCAAATAACTCATAGTTACAAGAAGAAGTATAAGGAGTAAATCGTTGTAAGTCCATGGTCAATGGAGTATCAATAGGGACGGTTTTCTTGGATAAATCTGAACGCCAACGTTTCAAGTGAAGGATCAAAATGGGAGGGGTATAACACAACGTGGTCCGTTTCAATACGGTTTTCCTTTTCTGTTCCTTTTCATCAAACCAAGCATTGTCTCCCGTTAATAGTTCTTCTTTAAACGTTTCTACAAAACAATCTTCCAGATGGATTGCCTCTGAATCTGGAATAGAAAGCGACAGAATCCATTCATGTTCGATTCTAGAAAATTCCTTTTGTTGTGTCACTGGATGAAGATACTGATACATAGAGCAAGTCATAAATAATTGTTGAATGATCGAACAATCTTTTTTTTCAATTTCATCCAGATAACCACAAAGAAAAGGTATATCATTCTTGTGTTTGACCTGAGCATCTAACCCATTCAATGAATTGTGTAAACAATCCAACATAAATGCAAAAAATTCTACAGAATCATTATGATCAAAGGATGCAAATTCTGTTCTGTTTTTTTCTTTTGCAACTTGTCTCAACCTCTCCAAAAACCGGTTGGGTGTAATAGAACAATGATTCTGTTGAATTAACTGATAGAGTTGTATCCATTCAAACGTGATGATCGAATCTGGAAGAGTAATCAACTCATTTCTTGTAAGTAAATAATCATTCAATTCGAAAATTTGATTAAATATTTGTAAGGTTGCATTGACATAACAAGAATTTCCAAGATTACCTAATCCACAAATACCCTTCATAACAACTATTGCGTAATTCTTTTTAATTTAAATAATTTATTATTCTAATGGAAAATATACTACTTCAAGATAGTGAAAATATAAAAGATTTGATCCGAATTATCAAAAATCACGGAGAAAATGTCTCGAGACAATTAGAGATCACTAGAGTGTCTAAGGAAAAGACTCATTCAAATAGTTATATGGAATGTGAATATTCATCCATTCCATATACAAGACCAGTTTATTATCATCCGACGGATCCTATGATTCTGGTCAAGGAATGCGGACATGCTTTTCGCAAAGAACATTTTTTACAATGGATCAAAAAGAATGATACTTGTATGGAATGTTCTGCCTTGTTATGATTCCTTATCTTCTTTTTCTTGATTATCTTTGTCTTCTTTTTCAAAATTATAAAGTAAATTCTGTTTGTTTTGATTCACAATGTCTCCATAACACTTTGCATTTTCATATATTTCTCGAATTAAATTGGTAGGTGCAGTGCTTCCTACCCTTATCAGTTTATGCTGTTTCAGATAATTCTTGACCGTAGTCAAGTTTGTTTTTTTATAGATTTCACTTTGTTCACTTCTTAATTTACGAGTTTTATGACAAGGAATTAAGACATGAACGGTTTTGTTTTTTTTACTTTTACCTATAATGACTGGTTTCTTGTATTCTTTTTCAAGTGGAATCGTATCCACTTGAATCGTATCTTGATTCTTGTGAATCGTATCTTGATTCTTGTGAATCGTATCTTGATTCTTGTGAATCGTATCCACTTGAATTGGATTTACAAGATTCATGTTTTCTGGGTTTACCTCTTCCAGATGGATATCAACAGGAATAACGTTAACCATAGTCTGACTTGGATTCGTTTGACTAGCATCGTTTCTATTTATTTTTTTTTGAGTTAAATTCCATTGCTTGTAGGTGGGTTTTATACCATTCTTTAAGACCCCATAAGGTTTATCGGAGACCCCATACGGTTTATCGGAGACCCCATAAGGTTTATCGGAGACCCCATACGGTTTATTGGACTCACCATACGGTTTATCAACTGAAGTTTCAGGTAAACATGCAGTTGAAACAGGAACGATCGAGCATTGACTGTCAAAACTGTTGTTTAAGATCATTGGGTCGTTTCTTTTTTGTGTTTTACGATGCTTCAATAATTTGTCTAACAGAATTTGTCGAAGATTGGGTTGATGAACCATGACGGAAGGCGGAACAATGACCTTTTTTGTCTTTTTCTGTTTCGATATTTTTAAATGGGTTGGATCCATTTGGATTGTTTTCAAACTCATATACAGATTCGACAAAATAATTCCTTCTTCTAAACAAATAAAAAATTGAATTAAAGTTAACGTATAAATATACTAGGTAAAATGGATTCCCATCGTGACACCCGTTGCGATGAGACTCGTTGTGATGAGACCCGTCGTGACGAAACCTATGAAGACAAAGACTGTTGGAAGGTGATCGAATCCTATTTTGCAAACCAACATTTGCAACAGTTGGTAAAACATCAGGTGGAATCTTACAATGATTTCATTCAAAATCAGATGAAACGAACGATACAAATGTTTAATCCTTTACATATTAAATCCCCTCATGATTATATCAAAGAATGCAAAAACTATCGTCTCGAAGTCTTTATCGAATTTGAGAATCTATGCATTTACCGTCCAGAAATTCACGAGAACAATGGAGCAACGAAACTTATGTTTCCGAACAATGCACGATTGCGTAATTTTACCTATACCTCGAATTTCACCATTGATTTGAACATCAAGTATTTGATACGGACAGGCGAACATTTGGAGAATGAGGAAACCAAGACCATCAAACTTTCTAAGATTCAATTTGGAAAAATACCCATTATGTTAAAGTCTTGTATCTGTATCTTGAATCAATATAGTTACATTCATCCAAATGTCACGGAAGAATGTAACATGGACCCAGGAGGGTATTTTATCATCAATGGTTCGGAAAAAACGTGCATAGGTCAGGAGAAACCTGCGGACAACATGATCTTCTGTTACAAACAGAAACCAGGACATAAATGGTTGTATACTTCAGAGATACGGTCTGTTCCCGATTGGAAATGCATTTCACCCAAACAAATTTACATGATGATTTCTTCGCGTCTTACCTCTTGTGGAAATGAAATTTTGGTTCAGATCCCACGATTGAAACGACCGGTTCCACTCTTTATTCTCTTTCGGGCGTTAGGTGTCAAGAGTGACAAAGAGATTTGTCAATTGATTTGTTTGGATGTATCCCAAAAAGAAAATGAGGGTCTTCTTCAATACTTGAAAGCGTCTATCATGCAATCCGTAGAGCATTTGACGTATGATGATTGTTTGAAATACATTGTGAACTCGGTCATTTATACACCCTTGAACATGGACAAAGACGAAGGTCAGCGAAAGAAACAAGAATTCGCAATAGATGTTCTGACCAATGATCTCTTCCCGAATTGTGTAACCCATACTGAAAAGATCTATTTGTTGGGATATATGGTGAATCGTATGGTTCGTTGTGCTCTTGGACATATTCCCTGTGACGAACGCGATTCTTATACCAACAAACGCATCGAACTGACTGGAACCTTGATGAACAATCTCTTTCGTAATTATTTCAACAAAGTGGTCAAAGATATTCAAAAAAGAGTGATTCGCGAGATTAACAATGGATCGTGGAAATCGACCGAAGATTATAGCAGTATCATTACTCTTACCAATATTTACAAGATTGTTAAATCATCTACCATTGAGAATGGATTGAAGCGCGCCTTGTCAACCGGCGATTTTGGAATCAAGCATTTGAATTCAAACAAGGTCGGAGTAGCGCAAGTGTTAAATCGTCTCACCTATGCATCCACCCTGAGTCATTTGCGTCGTATCAATATGCCGATTGACAAAAGTGGAAAACTGATTGAACCGCGTAAGTTGCATGGATCTTCTTGGGGATTTCTCTGTCCAGCAGAGACACCCGAAGGTCAGTCTATCGGAGTAGTCAAAAATCTCAGTTACATGACCACCATTTCGGGTTATTCTGATAGTGCTCCGATCAATGAGTATTTGAAAATGAAGATTATTCCATTGGAGGATGTATCCCATCCGCAGCAATTTTACAACAAGGTGAAAGTATTTGTCAATGGAAGATGGGCAGGGATTACAGAACACCCCATTGAACTGTTTCAAGAACTCAAAGATAAGAAATCCAAAGGCATAGTGAATATTTATACCTCGATTGTGTTTAACTATTCGACCAAAGAGATTTTCATTTCCAACGAATACGGACGTTTATTGCGTCCATTGTTAAAAGTCAAAGACAATCGTTTGTTGATTACCAAAAAGATGATTCGACAGATTGAACAAGGCGAGTTAAATTGGGACGATTTACTGGTTTCCATCAAAATAGAAGAATCGGTGATTGAATACGTGGATCCTTACGAACAGTCTATGAGTATGATTGCAACGAAACCCTATAAAATTCATCCGGAATACCATTATACTCATTGTGAAATTCATCCGAGCACAATCTTTGGAGTCATAGCATCCTGTATCCCGTTCCCCGAACACAATCAATCTCCGCGCAATACTTACCAATCTGCGATGGGTAAACAAGCGATGGGTGTTTATGTGTCGAATACGCAACAGCGTATGGACAAAACCGCTTATGTTCTAAATTACAGCATGCGTCCGCTTGTAGAAACGCGCATCATGAACATGCTTAAATTGAATCGATTGCCTTCGGGAAATCAAGTCGTGGTTGCCATCATGACACATAGTGGATACAACCAAGAGGACAGTATCTTGTTCAATCGTGGGAGCATCGACCGCGGACTATTTCATGCAACTATTTACCACACGGAAAAAGATGAAGACAAGAAGACCAACGGAGAAGAAGAGATCCGCATGAATCCAAACAAGTTGAACACCAAAAATATGAAGTTTGGGAATTATAGCAAAATCAACAAGAATGGTGTCATGGACGAGAATACTCTGGTAGAAGACAAGGACATCATTATTGCCAAGGTGGTCGTGATTAAAGAAAACAAGAACGACCAAACCAAAGTGGTGAAATACGAAGACCAAAGCAAGTGCTATCGAACCGACGAAGAATCCTATGTAGATCGTGTCTATATTGACCGAAATGGGGACGGGTATAACTTTTGCAAAGTCAAAATCCGAACCTTACGAAAACCCAACATCGGTGATAAGTTTTCGTCTCGCCACGGTCAGAAGGGAACCATTGGAAATATCATTGACGAGCAAGACATGCCCTTTACCAAGGATGGACTAAGACCTGATCTCATCATTAATCCTCATGCGATTCCTTCGCGCATGACCATCGCTCAAATTAAAGAAACGGTTCTAGGAAAACTCCTCATTGAACTGGGACTCTTTGGAGATGGAACCAGTTTTGGTGAAATCAATATGCAAACCATCTTTAAGGAACTTCAGAAATACAATTACGAATCCAAGGGTAACGAGATTCTCTACGATGGAAAAACCGGACAGCAAATCGAATCTTCCATCTTTATTGGACCTGTCTATTATCAGAGACTGAAGCACATGGTCAATGACAAGCAACACAGTCGTTGCATTGGTCCCATGGTGAATTTGACAAGACAACCTGCAGAGGGGCGTAGTCGTGACGGTGGATTACGATTCGGAGAGATGGAACGTGATTGTATGATCAGTCACGGCGCCTCCAGATTTACCAAGGAACGAATGTATGACGTATCCGACAAATATTCGTTTCATGTTTGCAAACGGTGCGGGATGATTGCGATTTACAACGAGAAGAAACACATCCATCTTTGCAAGATGTGTGATAACAAGACAGAATTCTCCTATGTAGAAGTTCCGTTTAGTTGCAAACTACTCTTTCAAGAGTTAATCTCTATGAACATTGTTCCGCGTATTATGACTTAAGAAATATTTACTTTAAAATCTTATGTTCCAATTTATTAAATATTTTATAGAGAGTATATACAATGTCAGGATTTGAACCCAATGTCACCCAAAGCGTTCTAGGAGGAGGAATTCCCGGTGGAAGACCGGGTGCAGGATTTGCCAATAGTTCTTTTTGCTCTGCGGATGCTATGCAACGAAAGATATTAAGAAAAGCATTTAAATCAAATATGATAAAAGTCCCTGGAGGAACCATCCGTTCTACGGCAGGACCCTTTCGGACTGCTTTTAACCAAGGCGAGGTTTTGTCTCGTGTAAATCAATCATGTGGTGGATCTAACCAAGTGAATGATGTAAACTCGCGTATCTTAAGATTATCGATGGGTAGAAGCGTGAGTCAGCGAGATTGTCAAACCGTTACACAGGGGGTCACTCCATTACAAGTGCCGCTTTATAGCGGAAATCAAAAATATGTATCGGATAGTTCCCTATTTACAAAATTCAAAGGATTAAGTATGATCAATAAAAACTACAACGATAAATCCTTTGGAGGAGATGACTCGCATGGATCTGCTAGTGTTTTAATGAATATCAGAAGAAATTAATATAGAGGTAGTCTAATGACCAAAAAAATATCCCTATCCAGGATATCGAGAAAAAGATATAGACCAAGACACCTTCGTAAAACCCGTGGAGGTGCTACACTTGCAGGTCAAATGGGTGGACCGAGTATGCTTAAAACATCTTTGACTCTTCTAGGATATGGTATTGCAAGTATGTTGCTAGGACCCCTCTATCTTTTAGCAGAGTTGATCAACATCCCTATGAACAATCTGAACAACCTTTCAAGAAAAGCGTTTAATGAAAATAAACAGGCATTTTTGCATTTACCTTTTTTCAAAATGATCAAAGGTTGTCCGATCAAAACGTTGAAATCCGAAGATTTTATCTTACAAGACGACATGCATATTCACAAGAATATAGCAGTTGTATCTTGCGACAAAGACGATGATCATCCACAAAAAGTAAAAAACAATGCACCTAATCTGGGAGATTCTTTATTGGATATTTTTTCCATGATACCTGATAAAAGAAAGTTGAGACATCATGTATTTGGATTGTTTCAATACATTGACAATATAAGAGAAACAGATGAAAAAAGAAAGGAACACATACAAAAACTCCTTCATCATGTTCCTTACAAAACGTTGATTCAATGTTATTTAATTTATAAAACCATGAATTGTAAAGATCTAACGAAAGAAAAGACAATTCTTATGGATGAAGATGTGGTCAATATGATTAATCCTGTTTATTACCCATGGTCTACACCCTATGATACTAAAGTTAAATGTATGTGGAAACACATGACACAAAAGAAGTTTACTCCCGAAGAAAAGGAACTGTGTAGCGCTCGTTGCAAAACATGCACCTTTCGTAACAGTGTCGGGCGTATGTTCAACCGTTATGGATCCGCGTTTTCTTGTAGTCAAACCTCTACTGTTAAATCAATGTTCGATACCTATTATAAGTATATAAAAGTTGACAAAAAAGATCCATTGCCAGAAACGTCGGAACAAGTGGTCCCTTATCTAAATAAACTTAATCCTAGTCTATCAGCAGATTTAAAAGAAAAATTAGATAAAAGCGATCAAGACGAAGTAATTAAACTATTTCAACGTTTTTTGTGTAAATATGACATTATTCCTACCGTAGAATCTCAAATCAAAATAAAAATTGAAGACAAACTTGCCAAAGGGTATAACATGAAACAACTGTTAGAGATTATTTAAGTTTTTAAGACTACGTGAGTCTTTTCGATGCTAGGAAAAGAATGATCACATAGAAAAACGCCCAACACAGCAAATATAACTTTTCATTCAGAAGCATTATACTATCCCTATATTATTTTTAGGGATGACAATCTGCCGCGGGGTCTGCATAAAGAAGAATGTTTTGGTAATTATTATAGATAAAATTATTTTTGTCGGTGTATACCTTACGATCTACGTCATAATAAGGGAAAACAAGGTTTACCTTATAATCGCATAACTTGATATTAAGGACAGGCATTTCTAAATCCATTCCTTCTCTTTTGTCAAAAGAAAGGAAAAGGTCAATCCCTAATTTTACAAAAATGATCACGAGAATAATATTCAGTATCATATATATAGATGAGATTTACATGGAAAGGTCCTACAACGATTAGTGCGTATCCTTCAAATACAGCACCTAATTTATCTGCGAACGGTCCTTATCCAAGGGAAGGTAAACCAAACGTTCCAACGACAGTTACCAAAACGGTTCTTAAAACTATCCCGAGAGGTTCTAGTGCTGGATCCGCTTATTATGATCCATTGAACAAAACAGTTTTGTTTGAAACCGCCACATGTACTAGTATTGGAACAAGTCTTCCTGCCGTTTGCAATAAAAAATGGTCCAGACCCTTAAAGATATGGCGAAAAAGATTACAACCTGGAGTCGGAAAAGTCTCTTCTCATGTGACGATCAGTCAATTAGAAGGAACCAGTGTCATTGTCACTAAAAATGCGGAGAGTTGTATTCACACGGATATTGCTCCTTTCGAAACGTGTTGTCAAAAGATAAAGATCCGTAGATCCGGTGGATTTAACCCAGGTTATTGCACTTCTACTCGTGAATATTTACAAAGAAGATGTAAAACATATGACCAAAATCAATCACAAGGAAAGAAAATTCAAGACAAACCATACATGTTCACGAGTGGTCAGGGATACGAACCTAGTCCCACGATCGTTGTCTCCGATGCTGGAGAGACCCTTATTCCAAAGGTCACAGGAGTATGTAACCAAATTACGATTCATCCATCCAATAGTCGATTCCATACCCAGGGCGGTGTATCCGCGTCGTCTAGAACCAATCTTGTAAAATACGAAACCGTCATGTCCAATGTTGCCTTGAAAAATTACGCGACTGCTAGAGCTACGATGGATACAGGATATGTCAATATCAAAGGACAGAATCCATCTCCTAAAGAATGGATTCATGTGAGGCAAGATCGCGCCCACGTGGAGTGTTGTAACAAATAGATCTTAATCCTAATTTCCATTCTATTATAAATTCTATCCATTGTTATACAAATTCGTATATTTATCATGCACTTCCATGTTGTTTCTTTTACACCATTTTACACATTTATTCATATGTGATTTACGAAGTTGATCTATTTTGTCTCCTTTTTTTTCATCTGTAATATAGGTAAGGACGGATAGAATTGTAGAAATCTGACTTTGTCCGAAAATCGAATTGATCTCGCGAATCTTATTTAAAAATAGATTCGGGAGTTCTGTATTGAATATAGAAGCGTAGGGTTTTGATTGAACTTCGTCATAGATCTCACAGATTCGGTCCTTGATTTCATGAATATTATAAACCATCTTGAATTTTGTGCAAATCAGATATTTTTCCGAATTTGCAGGACGACTTGTCATCGGTTTTGTTACAATCACTTCTTCATACAAATAAGTTAACAAATAGACGAGTTCCAACGTGGAGGAATGAAACGTGTCAAATACTTTTAGAATAAAATGACCCCCTTTTTTTTGCATCATCAAGGCGAAACATATTTCCGAAAAAATAAGATGAAGAGAACTTTCTTCTTGGTTATTAAAGTCTACGCTGTAATCAAAACCTCCGTCCGCAGTAATAAAATCCATCGTGTGTTCGTAATGCTTTCTCACATAAAGTAAGTTATCTAGATGGTAAAGGTTTCCAGTGCCATCTCCGGTTTCAATGACAATGTTAGAAGTATCTTTCATGATACTCCTTTCGCATTTATTCCATAAAGGGACGTCCTTCTTTTTATCAATCAGGGTCATACCATAATAGGTATCTTGTTTATTTTTACGCATATATTGGATCGCTTCAATAAATCCCCCCGGACCTTCTGCCAAATGAAATGATGTCATGACCGTTGGAAAAACAAAAGAATAGGTATTTAACAATTCCAATAGTTTAAAAAATGCTCTCGAAATGGGTTTATAGTTACAGACAGAAGGATTAAACGAATCAAAAGGTGTATTGATATATTCATAAGGATTTAATTTTCTCTTGTTCTTCTCCCATTCGATGAGACAATGGTCAATTTCCTTTTTAATGGTATGAATATAGAGACGTAATGTCTTGTTGGTATAAAAAATGGTCCTTGTATTGGGGTGTAATTGTTCTTCTAGAATCACAGGGATAATTTCATGAAGGGTGTAACTATTCATCGTTCCTATAGTAAGAACGATATCTCTATCTTTATTTTCTTAATCGTATCGTTTTGTGTAATTTCACCGCTTTTCCGCTGGTTCCATAAGATTCTTCCGAAGTAGTGATACTTTGAAATACCAATGCACTGTCTACCTTACGATTCTTCTTGAAGATAAAATACTTATTCATGAAGGATATTTCTTTTTCTTTTTCACACATCAGAAAGGTTCCTCCGCGTTTGATCATCGAATCATATAGAATACTAAAGTTTCCTACGCCTGGAACATCCATACCAGGCATCTTTTCCATGACATCAAATCCATATTGTTTCATTTTCTCTATAAAATAAGGAAAATGCACGAGATATTCGTCAAAGTCCTTGTTGATGGTTTCTTGATAGACTCCAATCGTCATTCCAAGAGAAGACTCATCTGCATGAAACTCTGGTTGATTGTATTTTTTTGTAATAGACCATATTTTTTTCATATTTGTATTCGTACTATCACTTTTGCTTTTTGGATCACATTCTTCTGATTTGTATAATTCGATGCGTTCTCCTTCTTTAATTTCTTTTAGAGCATTGAACAATTTGACACCATCGTAACAAGTTCCTATAAAATATCCACCTACTTTGATGGTATCCGAGCAATTTTTCATAAAAGTATGAAAGGTTTCGTTATTCTTAAACATATAATGTATCGCAAATTGAATAGAACCCACATCAAACAGGTTTCTTGCAACTCCGTAGTTTTTTTCAATATAGGAACCAAATAGGTTTGATTTCTCTTTGAGTCCCATCACTTGCTGAAAGACAAATCGACTCTTTTGTTCGTCTTCTTTGTCTTCTTGAATGGCAAATTCTTCCCCCATGATTTTTTTACTAGAATCCCCCACAATAAACAAGGCATCAAATAGGTTTCGTCTTTTTTCTTTGGTTTGCAAATAACGAACACATGCTCCGTCCTTTGTATTGTGGATATTGTCTTTCGAGATATCAATCCCTAGAACAAACGAGGGATGGTTGTTCATCCACTTCGAGATGTCTCCTCCTTTTCCTACAGCATAATCAATGACTTTACAACCACGTGTCATGACAGAGTCACAGAGGGTGCTCTTTACGAAAAGGTTATGAAAGTTACGTAATTGGGTCGTATAAGACTTACTACCCGTGCGATTGTAATACACCGTAGTTTCTAGGTCCTTAAACCCCGGTAGTTTTGACTCATCGCATAACATTTCTTTCGTGATGGGATGATATAAACTATACCAATTACTATTGGCAACCTGATAAGAGTTACCAAAATTTCGTTGGGTCTTGCGATAGTCTGCTGTTTTGTCGTAACGAACCCTTAAGGGAATCCATCGAAATCGTTTGTCTTCCATAAAGACGTATTTGAATTCTACGATAGAGTCGTCTTCGATTGCTTCCTTGTTCTCCGTAAAGGACGTCAAGGATCCTTGATTGTCTTGTAAGGGTAAATATGCTTGATAAGCGGTAGCGTCATAAGGATCACTCGGAACAAACAAGGTCTTGGTATAACGATCCGTAGAAGAGGGTATTTTTCCTTGAAACAACATATCTTGTGGATGTAGCATCCCTTGTTTTGGATCATAACCCACATGCAAATGAATCATTTGATAAGGTTCGGTATTCTGTGTTTTGGTAGAAGAGATGTAATGTGTATCGCCTTTCATCTGAATGAGAAAGTCAATGGTGTTAAATTCAGGAGGTTTCCATTTGAAACTATGATTCCAAGTATATTTAAAGTTCTTCACTTTATCTTCCGGGGTTTCCATGCCTACTCCAAGAGTCATGGAGGTAAAGATCAGTCCATCGTTTTCATATTCAAAGACACCTGAATCAATCTTGTGAAATAATTTTTGACAACATTCTGTGATGGTCGTTGCTTCATCTGTCATATAAAATTCCTTGACTCTAAACTTCATCGTATTCGTTTCACTTTCGTATTCAATCGAATCATTCAAATATTTTAGGATCAATCGTAATCGGTCATAACGGTTCTTTTTTTCGGTTTTACTATAAAAGGGTTCTCTTCGGGTGTTCTTTCCATTGTAGAAATAGACATCGAATCCAGCGTAAAGGTCCAAGGTAGAATGTTGTAATCCGTAAGGAACAAACTCACCATCTATCAAGGTAGCAAACAATTCCGTTTTTTTTGTAAAACATCCTGTATATTGAACCTTCATGTTGGTATCGATCATGTAAATACGTCCATTTCGTGAAATCATACACATGCGTCGTTCCCCATCTGCCTTTTCCGTCACACAGAAATTCTGTAAAATACATGGCGCTTGGTTGTCGGGATCTTTCACTACATTGATCTGTTGTAAGGTATAAGACGAAGGACCTATGAAGTTTTTGGTCTCTATCTTCGTGGGTTTATCCGTAACAAAGATCAGAGACATATATTCTTCCAGTAACTCCTGCTGCTCTTTTCTAGGTATAGGATAAGATGAATTTTGAAGTCCACATTGGATGTAACGGATCGTTTTCTGAATCGACTGTTTTGTCGTATTAAAATTCTTATAGATATGGGGTAAGTCGACCAATTCAATCTCTACCTCATATGTTTCTTCTTCTGTGAATAACTTACTTGTAGAAAAGGTCTTCTCTTTCACTAGATCTCCTCTGTTTTTCACCGATTTTACAATACTGAAATCTACTTGTAATTCTGGCATATCGGGATGGGCGAGGGTGACGCGATTCATATAACGAAAACTTTTATCAGATACACTTGAATTTGTTTGAATTTCATCGATTCGTTTGTCCGAAGGATCCAATGTCACTTCTTTCTGAATGGCAAACCGAAATTGAAAGTCTTTGTTTTCATAATATTGTGGATATTCTTCCATACGTTGTTTCAGAATGTATTGGGTCTCTTGCGGAAGGACATTGGTCTTGCAAAATTCTTGAATTTGAGACAAGTCATTCAACTCGCAACGGATCTTGGACATGGAATCGTTTAAATAATGGATCATCTTCAGTTGGTACTCTTCTTTTGTTTTTAGAAAACCATAAGACAATAGACTGGCATAAATACGTTCAAATTGAATCTTGTCTACTTGTTGAAATCGAACTTCTCCTTCCAAATGAACCTTTCCTTTTCTCAAGTCATATTCTTCTTCCGGTTTGGAACTTTTTTGATCAAACTTGAATTTCAAGAAAGTATGGTAGATAGAGAGTGCTGAGTTCAAGTTCATGCTATATATAGTACGATTCATTTATTTCATGATTCAATTTTATATAATTTTACCAATACTTGTTTGATAGAGTCGTAGAGTTCTTGTTTTTTGTATTTTTCTATAGGTAACAAAAGTCGGGTAGACATCTCCTGTAATTCTGCTAATTTATAGTAACTCACTGCCCTCAATGGTTTTTCCAATGTAATTTCTAAATAAGAATCTATATCCATCTGCTCCGTAAATTGGTTCCATTCGTTCATAAACCATACAGGTTTATCGGAATTGATCATTTTGACAATGGTTCTTCCTTTTACATAGATCAGATTCACCTTGTAAAAACTACACAGAATGGATAAAGTTTCTAACATTAATTCTTTCTCATAGACAAGATTGTTGATGATTTTTTCTTTTTGTTTAAATTTTAAAGACTCTATCTTTTCTGCAAGTCGTGCACGTTCATTCCACTCTTGGAAAAATTGATCGTCAATATGAGAACGATCTATTTCATTCGCTCTCTTGTAAAATTGAGTGAATAAACTAGGAGGCGTCTTTTTTCGTTTTTTTCGGATCTTTGGATCGGGAATATCAAAACTACTTTTCATGAAATAAGGAGAGAAGGATGCAATCATTTCATGCTATAACGTTATTCATTTATATTGCTTTTTAATCGTTCCTTTGTATCTTCAATTGTTTTGATATCACATTCCTTTAGCAATACATAATCAATGTAATTTTTGATCTTATCAATCGTATCTTGTTTTACTTCATCCATTTGAACAAAGGTTCCGTTGCTATTTTCGCTGACACATGCGGAATCTTTTTCCACCAAAATATTGAGGACGTGTATATGTTCCTCTTTCGAAAAACTTTCAATGATTCTTGTCATTTTATCCAAATCTGCGTTCATTAAAAAAGGAATCAAAACGTATTTAAATGATTTCTGCTATGGAAGAAATGGCAGTATCATTTAACTCAAATCTGGTTCCTAAAATTTTCACTTGTATGATCTGACCTATAAAATATTCATCAAAATTCTTGGTCGGATTATGTTCTCTACTGACAAAGAAGATAATCGGATTGTCTACTTCTTGATAAATGCCCCGAACCCCTATTTTTGTATTGTTCAAAATTTTACAGGGGGTCACCGTATCTAGTGTCGGATTACAAGCGTTTACTTGAAAGATCACTTGAAAGGAGATGGAATCCGCAAACAATAGTCCTCCCGAATACGACTGTATGGTTACACCGTGGTTAGAAATATACCCCTCTTTTCTACAACGACCTTCCAATTGATCCCGTGCATAATGTTTAAAGTATTTTTCAGGAGATGCGCACAATTGAAAAGGAACAAGAATCTGTTCTTCTAGACAAATAGATTGGAACATGTTACCTTTCTTATATTCTTTTATTTATTTCAATTTTTTTCTACATATAAATGATATTCTATTTTCGATAAAAAGTAGCGTTCTTTTTTGGTTTCGTCTAAATGTCTCATATAGAGTTCTGCAAGAATAGACAGTTCAGTTCTTGTAATTCGCTCTGTTTTTGTATTCTCTTTGGTAAAGACCATCTTCTTGAGAATCACTTCATTCAAAAAATCAATAATATCGCTCTTCTTTTTGTTCAATAAATAACTACCTCTTGTATCCGGGTTCTTTTTTTCTTTGATTTTAAATTGATAGGTATGATCCGTATAATATCCCATAAATCCAAGAGTAGAATGCACGGGTCTCTTTTCCAAAGTATAGATATCTTTGAAGATCATTTTCTCTGTAGGCGTTGCCTTTCGAATGGTTTGATCCGTTTTGATATAAAGAACCAAGACACTTCTTGGACCTTCCTTGTCTATTAATCCAATCGCAGTGATGTCTTCTCTCACTACGAAACGCTCCTCGTAATACGTTTTGATCTTCTCTTCGAAATCGTTCCAATCCTCTTTCGAAAATACACTTTGTAGAATCTTTAGTTCTTTCTCTAAAGTAAGTTGTTCGCATAAATGAGTGATCAAATACTTATCCAAGAGTTCAGGAGTAAATCCAGCGTGTATCCTCATATACTCCGACGCTTTTCCATACAATAAATACCAGTCTTCTTCTGGATCTTCGATAGGTTCTGTCGCTTTTTTATAAAGATTCTCTAATTCATACAATGTATTGTCTTTGACCTTTTCTATTTCTACTTTTTGTCTCGACCCTTTGTCTTTGTCATCTTCTTTGATCTCTTTGAGTTTGTCATCTTTCAGATCATTCTTGTCCCTTTTGTCAAGTTCTAGATCCAAGACAAAAGATTTGGGTTTCATAGGGATCGGACGCATTCGATCATACATCATCGTTCGAGGATCCGATAATTCCATGGGTTGAAATAGATATAGATCCGCAATCTGAACAAGATACCCCAACTTTGAATATTTATCACTGACGGGTATTTTTTGCTCAATCATGTCGGTCATGGTTCGTAAGACATCTTCTAGCGACCCTTTTACCTTTTGCAACAATTCTTCTTTCGGATAGACATGTTTTTTTGTAAATAGACTTTTGATTTTATCTTCTAATTTATTGTTTTGAGTATCCTTATAGGAATAGGTAAGAAGATCTTCCTTGTCATTCGGTAAGACCTTATTCATACATTGATATTCACAATCATTGCTGTAATCGCATAAACTACTAAAGGGTTTATCTTTTACGTCGTATTGGATTCTTTGTCCATTGCTTAAGAGTAGAGGTAAGGTTTCGGTCATTCTTGCAAAATTTTGTTGTTCTACATTCAAGAGACAATCTACAGACACGGATTTCAATAGTCGACTCACTTTTCCAATCTTGATAGACTTTTTTTCTGCCATACGATAAAGAAGACTGTCTAAGGATTCACGATTTCTATCACTTAATACACTGGTATATAAAAAGAGCATAAAATTACGTTCTGACAAAGGTAGTTCACTATGACTGCAATTACGACGCGCTCTTCCTATAATTTGTTCAATTCGATTTAAATTATACCACGGTTCCATGACGTGAACTTGTCTCACGTATTTTAAATCAATTCCTTCTGTGCCCGCTTGAGAAATCAAAACCACTTTGACTTGTTGTCCTTCTTCGTTATCATGAGTGAGTGCATAAATTTCTTCATTGTTGTCAGGACTGATCATTTTTTCACCACTGATGATGGCATATTTTGCTTGTTTAAATGGACCTTGATAGTTCGATGCATTTTTTAAATTATATACATTCGCATCGTCTTTTTTGTCTCGGAATAAAGTTTTCGATTTATCTCCAAACCGTTTGAATCCCAATTCTTCCAAGGCAAGTGCAATCGGAACCAGACCTCCATTGATGTATTGCGAATAGACCAATACAATACCTTTGGATTGTATAATATGATCCATCAATGCTTTGATTTTTGAACTATACTTTCCAATTTGGTCGTAACGAAACATATCTTTCAAAGGAGTATCCTGATAGACAAAGTCGTTTCTAGAAGGAGGGTAAAGCGTTTCTCTGTATTGCATCACGTATTGTAGTCCTTCATCGCCTGTATAATATCTACCTTCATTCGGATAAGTAATTAAAAGATTCTGAATGGGTTTCATCAAATCATTGTATCCTAACGAATCAATGTTTTCGAAATCTTCTGTTTTCTTTTCTTCAATGATTTCAATGTTTTTCAAATAGGCGTTTTCTTGTGTCTCGGATAAGTTTACACGATATAAATCCAGATATTGAATGGGTTGAATTTTTTTGTCATTGAATTGAAGAGTTGGAGGCGGAGACAATAAGGATGAATGGGGATCTTGATACATGGAAGGGGTAATCAGATAGGGAAATACATAAGGGTTTTCGCCGCGAACATAAGAGATGTATCCATTCGCTTTCTCTTGAAGTTTTTCTGCTCCTCCTTCTTTGATCTCACCCGATTCTGTAAAGACGTCTTTGATTTGTAAGGTGCTTCGATTGTCATTTAAATTCATTAAATTAAGTAGGTAGATGATTTCTTTTGGATCATTATACATGGGTGTTCCAGTCAAAAAGATAAATTTAATCCCTTTCACATACTGCACCAATTTATTGAGCATCGATGCTATTTTTTTTCCAATACTATCCGTAGATTTCTCAGTAATCCGAATGTTATGTATTTCGTCAATGACAATAATGCGTGAACGAAACATATTCTGTAATCGTTTCACATTTCGATTGGATAGTTGTTTTTCGATAAAGTTTGCAAAACTACCGTAACCGATAAAAGAATAATGATCCTTGATGATTTTTTTGATGCGATATATCAAGTCTTCTCTTTTCATGGTCTGAATATTGTCCATGTTCAATTCTTTCAACAAAGAGTTCCCTACACATCCGTGAAGATTCCACAAACCATTGAGTCGAGACAGTTTAGAAGGATCAAACAATTGTAATTTGAAATTTTCTTGCACGTTGGGCGAGGCAACCATCAGTATCTTTTTGAAATGAGGAATATATTTGGAATATTGGCGCAACGATTCGGTGATACTGATGGCAGAACACGTTTTTCCACTTCCTAATCCATGATACAACAATAAACTGTTATAAGGGTTTTGATAAGAAATAAATTTTCTTACAAATTCCTGATGAGCGCTTAATTCAAAAGACGAGGTCTTTTTACATAAAGTTTTTGATTTTTCCTTGACGGGTTCAATGGTTCCATCATACTTATAACGAAACTCTTTTTTGAGAGTAATCTTCTTTTGTAACTGTGGATCATCAAGATGTGGATAAATATCTGTCATTTATATTTATTTCATATTAAAAAATGGTATATTTATCTATCAATGTATGTATATCCTTTAATAGGTCTAGTCTTTCTACATTGTAGGGTCTGATCCGTTGCATCACTTCTTCATAAGTAAACCATTTCATTTGTCCGATTTCACTTTTTTGATAATGACTATCGTTTAAAGTATCCTCATGGCGCATGTATGCCATAAAATAACGATGCTTATAAGATTTTAGATTGGACCCTGTAAATATTTCCTCCATTGGATTTATATTTTTAACAAACATCAAATCCTTCTTTAGATATCCTGTTTCCTCTTCAAACTCTCGAATGGCACATTCCAAATCTCTTTCTTTGAAGTTACGGCGACCTTTCGGAAATCCCCATTCAGGTTCCATCCAGGTAGCGTGGACCAATAGGTCAGAATAATTCTTTTTGATCCAATTAAATTTCTCCTCGTTTTTACTATCGTAACTTTCCGTGACCTTGTTCCATAACTTATACCATAATTCTTTATATTCACACGTTCGTATTCGGTCCATCTCTACTTGAGTCATTTCAGAGAGGATGTTTTTGAGTTGAAATAGATTGGTATCTGAATATTTACCTCTTAAAAAATCCACATACCCTAAGGTATCTTTTCTCTGCACAAGTAAATATTCAATCTGTCCATCTACATTGTAACGAAAGGCAATAATACCCAAACTAGTAATGGGTTTCTTGCAGTTGTAAAATAAATGTCCATAATTTCCACAGTTATTGCATAAATATTTCTTGGAGTCCATTGATTTATTTATATCTATTTCTTTATATGAATCTATGGAATAGGAATCCAACGGATTTGAAAGGAAATCCAACGGATTTGAACCTGAATCCAACGGATTTGAATCGAAATCAAACGGATTTGAAGATAAACCATCAAGTGGTATTTGATTATATACGTTATGCTTTTTACTATTATACTCCAAGTAAACCCAACAAAAAGAAAATGAAACAATTGATAGAGTCGATTCCTTATTTCTTACCCGACGAAAAACAAAACACTTTTTATGAATGGATCCGTAAATATCCTATTGAAACCTATTGGGATACACATGAAACGATGCAAGAATATGGATATCTTTTATATTCTTCTCCATTACAAAGTTTGACTCATCCACATAAGAGTAAAAAAGAATACATGGAAGATCTATTTTCTCCACCCAATACCTATCAACAAAAACACTCCATTGTCTTTTTTCTTGTGTTGGGAATTCTCTTTTATTTTCTATCTAGAATAAAATGAACTTTAGTTTTATTGTATTGTTACTCACAGGAGGCGTATTATACAATACTTATCACGACAATTTTTTAGTCAATCATCTAAAAACAAAAATGAAATACTATAAAATGGCAGGAATTGCGGTGTTTGGAATAGGATTATTCTTGGTCATGCAGCGTAATCCTACCGATAGTTGGAATACAATGAATGCTGTCAAAAATTATATTCATGTCTTACCGATTGACAGACAAACAAAGGACATGATTAAACCTTTTTTGGAAAGGAAAGATCATCAAGAAAGATCCATCGAAAAAATAAATGCATCCAGTCGAACCCATAAACGAAGTGTAAGCGAGACCAAGAAAAAATATGTTGCTGCTCAACAAAATTGGAAATGTCAAAAATGTAGTCAACAACTGACTGCATGGTTTGAAGTAGATCATATCAAACGTCTAGATCAAGGGGGAAGCAATGACGTAGGAAATTTAGTTGCTCTTTGTAGAAATTGTCACGGAGAGAAAACATCCATGGAAAATATATAAACTATATAACGATGGCACATTCGATGAACCGAATTCTTCTTTTTATCTTTATCTTCTTAATGTTGTTATTTTACTATATCTTTAGTGCAAACCCTTATGGGTTGATCAAACACTTTAGAATAACGATGATGATTCTTTGTTTATTGACTTTATTGGGGTTTCTAATCTTTATAGAATATTACACCAACCAAGCGATCTATCAATCCGATACAACCCGTGAACTATGGACCAACTTTACCCAATATCTCTATAAATATACAGTCTTTCTATTCTACTTTCTTGCGATCGCTGTGTTCGCTTATGGATTCTATACCATGACTCAAAAAGCGATATTGTGGAGTTTTCACTATTCGTTTTGGATCTCGATCGGTTTATTGATTCTATGTCTCGCGTTGTTTAGTCAGACGACTAAAGGGGTGACCTTTGATTCTCCTACGCTTGAATTATTGAAAACTCTAGTCATGTATATTCCTTGTTTGATTACGGACGCCATTGAATACATGAAAAAAGATTACGCAAATACACCCTCTACGGTATTCATCGTATTTATTCTATTGTTGTTTTATCTATTTGTCTTTTATTTGGTTCCTCTACTTCAAAAAATGTACTATCGAGATGGAATTGTTTTAATAGAGAAACCCTGTTATTTAAATGAAGATGTTCTATCTATCACCTCCGATGAACTTAAAGAAAAGATTGTAAATTCTCGACCTTTTTATGATCGCTGGTTTCAAGCATTGGCGTTAAAGACACAACAAGAGAAAGAGACAGAGACAGAATCAGATTTACCGATTGATTTAGAAGGAAAAAAGTCTGCAGATTCCATACAATTTTTGGTTCCTCCTGATTCTGTTACGTATCGTTATTATAAAGATCGAGAACCTTTTACCTCTCTTTCCAATCAGGATCAACAATTGATCACACTGGACATGTTTAAGCAACGTATCGGTAAAGTATACGATTCTTCACTAAAGGATGCATTCTCTGACGAAACGGCAGAGGAACGAATGAATGATTTTATCGCAGAACACCCAGAAATTCTTACCTTTCTTGAAAAACTAAACTATTTGTATGCAGGAGTGCTCGCTTCCAGGGATACCCTTGCATCTATTCCTTTGATGATTTCTAGCGGAGTTACAAGTGAGATCCCTAGAATTATATACCATTATGCATTAACCTCTTGGGTTTATTTACAGAAAACAGATTCGACGGAAAGACAGTTGATTTATTCGTTTGGACGTAGACCCTCACTCTATTATCAACCCTACGACTCTTCTATAGAAGTCATCTTAAACGCTGGAAATTCGGATGAGAGAATCCTGTATAAAACAACGAAAGTTCTTTATCAACGATGGAATTTTATTGTAATGAATTATAACTACGGAACACTCGACCTATTTATTAACAATAACTTGGTAGGAACTTATCCCGACGTAGTTTCTTATTTTGATCCAGACGATCTTCTCATTGTAGGATCAGGTCGTAATAAAAACATAGGAGGTATATGCAACATGAAATACTATGAATTACCCTTAGGTAGTCGCAAGATTAACAGTATTTATAACGCATTCCATAATAAAAAAATACCAGTATAGTATAATGAATTTGTGGTCCTTTACAGCATTTATTCTGATTCTTATATTGATGGTAGGGTCATATCTGGTCTTTGCTGAAGAAGTATCAGGACCCGCAAAAACGGTTCTCATTGTATTCTTATTGATATTAGGTGTCTATTTCGTATTCAATTTGTCGATTTTCAAACGATATTACGAAGTAGTTGATATTCCCATTGATGCATCTGCCACTTACATTTACTCGTCTGATAAATTCTCTTCCGTAGACCAACTTTACTCCATCTCTACATGGATCTATATTGACGATTGGAATACAAACTTTGGTATCACCAAGAATATTGTAACGTTTGAAAGAACGGGTGCAAACGATACAGTCTTTAATTTGGATCAATATGAAAATAACTTACTGGTTCAATACGATGTCTATACGGACCAGAGTGCTCAAGCAACTAAGACTCAATCAATTACCATTCCAAATATCAATATACAGAAATGGGTATGTATAACCGTCTGTTTTAACACAAACAATACAGATACCTATATTAATGGAAAACTGATGGATACAGACGTGCACGCGTATCCTATCTTCAATCCTCCATCCCAAGACGATCAAAAGGGTAGTTTGATTCTTGCAAAAGACAATGGATTTAGCGGCAAAATTGGATTAACTAGATACTACGGTAGAATATTGTCTCCACAGGATGCATGGAACATTTACAAACAGGGACCGACTACCAACCTTTTCGGTAGTTTTTTGAACCGTTATAATGCCACCTTTGTCTTTTATCAAGACAATAAAGAAGTTCAGAAATTATCCCTGATGTAATCATGATGTAATATACTTCATGTAAATAATATTTAGGATATATAATGAATCGAAAGAATAACCTATCCAATAGGACAGAAGAGAGATCCATGGGAAATAAAATCGCAAATGTAACCGAAAAAGGAAAAGAAATGGTAAATAATCTGAAAGAACGGGTTCAAAACTTAACCGGTAAAGTGAAAAATACATTCAAGGAAACCACGGAAAAGGCACCCATTTCATACGGTAACATTGAACAAGGGATTACCTCATTTGAAGAGTCAAATACTGCCATTAGTAAGTTCGTCTTTATTGTTCTACTCTTGTTTTTGTTTGTGTTGTTCTTTAATCTAGGCGTTTGGTTGATGCAAACCTTGATGGGTTCGAATAAACAACCGATTCTTTTAGACGGTATGGTATCCGCAAACAAGGTCACAAAAATATCAGTCAATCCAAACGTAAAAAAGTCGGTTCCCATTTATCGATCGATTAACGAAGACCAAGGATTAGAATTTACATGGAACATATGGTTTTACGTGGATGGATTGAATGAAAATAATCCAACCTATAGTCGTATTTTTTCAAAGGGTTCTGAAAATCAATCGCTCAAACTAAACCTTCCGACGGGTTGTGCGGACGATACGTGTAAAAACGTCTTCAATAGTTCACCTGGTTTATTTATTACACAGAATAGACAACAAGATTCCGTCTTTCCGAATACCATCCAACCCACTGTTCTTGCAAATCATATCAATTTGATCTTATTGTTGAATACGTTTCAGTCTTCTCAGTCCAACAAAGAATATGCTGAATCGATTACGATTGAAAATGTGCCTGTTCAGAAATGGGTGTGCACAACCATTCGTGTGCAACAGACCACTGTAGATATTTACATCAATGGAGTGATGACTCAGCGAAAAAAATTGAACAATCTTCCGATACAAAACTATTACGATGTATTGATCGGAGACAACAATCATGGGTTTAATGGATCCATTTCCTCTTTGCGTTATTATAACAAAGCGGTTGGATACGATGAGATTCAAACCATTTTTGGAAAAGGTCCAAACCTAACCAGTCTAGAAAATAGTGGTATTATGCCTTATGGAAACGATTATATTTCTATGAATTGGTATTACAAATGAACTATTTGAAAAATACAAATGATCATGATCATATTATATTTCTATTTGAAGAAGCAAGTAATGGGTTGATTACCTGCCTTGGTATTCTTGTCAATCCTCAAATACTTTTCAAAGAGAATCTTCTCCACTTCTTTGAGTTTCAAGGTTTGTTCTTTTTTTTCATACTTTTCAGGTTCCATATTGGAACGTAACGTATCTAGTTCCATGAGGAAAGAAGATTTTCTTCGGCGAAATTCTTTCATGTCGTATAAGATCAAGGAATAGATTTGCAATACTGGTTTCATAATTTGATTGGAAATATAAAACCCATAGTCGATCTTCAATTTATTTTCTTTGATATAGTTTGGTATTTCTATTTTGTCTCCCTGCAGTTTGGATTGGTTGTTCAAAATATAGATATACGGTATGCGATCACCTGGGGAAGGTTTATTGCCTGGATCACGAATCCCGATACGTTCTGCCAATACATTGTGAGCGATCTGCTTGGGATTTTTATAAAAGGAACGAATGGATTTGCTAATAATGAGTTTTTCGACGGGAACCTTTTTTTCTGCCAACTGGGACAATTGTTGGTGTAGAAATTCAATGGATTTGTCAATGTCCTTGTCTTTCATAAGGATATCGATAATGCCTCCATACACATCCTTGACAATCGGCGCATTGTCTCGACGTTTCAATACAATGCCCATGGATTTACATTTGCATTTCGTGGGATCCAATTCATACAGCATTCCCACATAACGTTTTTTTGACAATAGACAAAACGGAAGGAATGTCTTTTCATATTCTAGATCATGAGGTTTCTTCAGAAACATGGTTGCTAATTCTCCCGCTTCTTGTGCCAAATCAATGGTGACCTCTAGCGCTTTTTGAGAATCCAACTTCTTTCCATCTTGTGTCAAGTGAAAGGTAAAGAAGACGGAGTCTGTATCTCCATAAACATATTCGGCATTGGTATGCATGGGTCCATATTTAGTATCCACCGTGGCGTCTTTGTAGACCGTTTCAATGACATCTTTTCCATAAATCAATAGTTTTCTTCCTACCGCAGTAGTAGATGCTGCCACGTCCATCTCGTAAAAGGTGCTTGTTTTTGCACCGCATTGACCATATAAACTGTTCGCTGTAATTTTAATACTTAACTGTCTTTTGTCTAGGATATTTTTTTGAAAGGGATCTGTTTCTTTCTCCATCTGTTTCTTGGTTGCTTTTCGAGCAGCGAGTAATTCATGAAGGATAGACGGTAGAATTGCCTTTTTTTCGTCGGGATATTGTGCGAATCGGCATACTTTATAACCGGTCAAGATCTTGTCATTCTTTTTATAAGAGAAGGTATCGTAGGTTACATCTACATAGGTATAATTCGGTAGATTGTCGTAAATATAGTCGCCTTTCTCATTTCGAACACCGGTTGCCTTCACAAGTTGACCTGCCAAATTGTATTCTTTGCTCCACACTTTGCTGTCATGGGACAAATTCTCGCTAATGATCGACGAGGGATAAAGGGATCCATAATCCACACATGCGACAGGATCTTCTAAATACAAATTGCATTTAGGTTCTAGCACAATCGCACCCTCATACAAATCATAAGGATTTCCTTTGGAAATAAGAGGCATGAGAATCTGATTCTCTCTGCATTTTTTTGCGATATAACTAGTGCCTTTGATTCCTTGACCCCGCATCACCAGAAAATTAATGGGCACACTGCAGAGTTTACTCATTTCGATAAAGGTAGTCAGGACATCAATCTTCTGGAAAATATGATGCACAAGATTACAATCCTGAATACAATATTTAGCAATAATCCCACGATCTGCAGAACTACCTTTGGTCATTTCAAAGATCTCTTTGGGTGAAACATCGTCTTTTGCCATACCCCAAGACATCTTTTCTTGACAATGGATTTGACCTTCGATCACAAATCCGTCAGACTCCATCTGGATAATTTTAAATTTCTTCCCCTCTTCGTATAAATCGCCGGAATGATTGCATATTTCAAAATGGATAAAGGAACCTTTTTCAATACCCTTGAGATTTTGACTCCAGATTCTGCAATGATTTCCTTGATTTTCGTAACGTTTTAGAGTATCACTCAACAAGTATCCTGCTACAAAATCTAGTTTGTAAGAAGATAAATTGAATTCTTTTCGCATATGTGTATACAAATCGATCTGCAATCTCCCATCCATAAGAATACGCGATAGATCGTAAGGTCCTGATGCAAGGACAATTTTGGAGACCTCAATCTCTTTTGAAAAGGTTTCATTTCTTCCAAGATCCATGAACTCCTCTAAACATTCTAATTCGGACGCTCGTTCAAACATGAACTTGTAATCGAACCCGAAAATGTTATACCCAATAATAATGTCAGGGTCCTCACGACGAATGAGATCCGCCCATGCGACAAGCGCATCTTTTTCCGTAGGAAAACATTCAAGGGTATGTGATTCAGTAATGGTATCGGTATCGTTGACACAAACACAGTGTTGTAAATAGGGCAACTCTTCCCCGTAATTCACAAAGGTAGATCCAATAAAGGTGACCTGATCTCCTTCCAATGGCGGAAAATAACGTCCCAATAGATCCATAAAATAAACAATCTTGATCGATAATTCTACATCGGATGCTAGAAAGGTAATCAAGTCAGATTCTTCCTTTAAACGATGACTCGTATGAACCACTTCTTCTTCCGGGTCGTCTTGTTTAAAATACTTTTGGATCTTTTCATCTAATGCGGGTTTTTCGCGTATCGTGGTCTGCATCATTTCTTTTAGATTTTCTAGAATCATCTTTTCATTTACCTTTGTTTTTGGGAAGCATTTATCCATGGGTAAATTGTTTTTGACGGAGAATACATTCAGAAGCATTTCTTTCAAGAGAAAGGAATAGTCTGCTTTAGGTGACTTGTCGAGTTGATACACCATATCGTATGCTACTTTCTTGTAATCTTTCACGGATTCTGGGAAATCACCGTGACTACTGCTCGCTTCAATATCAAAACTACAGATCTTATAAGGAACAGAGGTATCTTTTGCAATGGAATGAATATCTTGATAAGAACAGACCAGGTGTTTTTGGCAACGACCTTTTTGTTTTTGGAGGTGGAATTTTTTCACGTGAATCCAACCGGATGGACTGATCTCTTGAATGTGGAAGAATCGTAAAAGAGGAGGGATCATACATTCATAAATAGAAGTGGGAGTTCCTTCAAAGGAATATGTGCTGACTTTCTCGGTCTCACGATTGTAATATAGATTCTTCAGAGCATAAATAAATTTCATGTTTTGGCATGAAATATAGAGAAAGTTATGAAGTTTACCTCCGTCAAATCCATACAAGGTCTTCTGTTGAACCAGTTCATAATGATAGACACCTTTATATGCCATCTTTGTACTATCATTTTCTTTCAAATGATCCATAAAACGGTCCGCTTTTGTTTTATTCCAGTTGTCTCCTACACGAATGTAAACAAACGGGTGAAAATCGTGAACCGTAATCGAATACGTGTTTCGCGATTCATCGATTCCAAACATTTGGATGGTAAACTGTTCACGATCGGAGACAACGAAATCAATCAATTTGCATTCCATTTTGATACATCTATTTGTGGTATTTTTTTACTTCAATTTTCTTATTTCATTATTTTTCTTCGTTTGGTGCGTCTCGCTTTTCTAGATATAGACCTAGTTTTACTGCCTATTTTTCTCTTTCTCTTTTGGGCATTTGCAAATTGGACCAACTCATTGGCAGTTCGTGATCCCTGAAATTCTGCTGCAAATTTTCCATCTTTGACATGGAAAATAGAAGGAAATCCACGAGTTCTTTGAATAAGTGCACTTTTCTGTAAAGAATCATGACCCGACATTTCTGAACCATCTATTTCAATAACTTTGGTATCTGAAGAAAGGCGTCGTTTCATCTCGTCCCATTCTGGACGCATTTGGACACAATGTCCACATCCTGGGTGAAAGATCAGTAGGATCCCTGTAAGTTTTTTAACTCGATTCGCACAAGAATCATACGTATCTGGACCGAAGATTTCTGCTTTTACCATATTTATAATATAAGACTATATTAAAAATGAAACAACTTGTCTATATAGTCATTCTTTTTCTTTTTTTATGGGGAGGTTTCTTTGTCATGCAAACCGGAAAATCTCAAGAATCCTTTGTCAGTGGTAAATGTCCAACCACTTTGATTAAAGACGGTAATCATATCTTTCTTTATGATCCATCCATGGCAAAAGTGCCTGGTGTCAATCCGATACGATTTAAAGACCTTGAGGAATACAAAGAGTATATTGAATGGCAGAGAAAAAATAAGTTACAATGTCCCTTATTACATTTAGAACGTGTTTGTACGACACAAGGAACAGATATGTATGAGATCCGACAGAATTTTATAGACATACCTGAATATGGTCTTCAACCCATACAGACGAGAATAGTACCCTTTGATCCGGAGAATCAAACACAAGGTATGACGGATGCTATGGCACTTGCACTCACTTGATTGGTTTCATTTGCATGAATGTCTTCACCTAAATACTCTTTTAGATTTTGAACAATATTCTTGTTGAGTTTCTTGGGTTTTCCATCTTTGTCGTAAGAAAACTCTTGAAATTCATTCGGATTCTCGAGTAGTTTACGAAACACTTCGCGAATGTGTCCGTATTTGGATAGGATGATTTGGGCAGTTTTCATACTGATCGAAGGTATCTGAGACAACATAAACAAACTAATATTGTCTCGGGTTATATTTTTTTGTTTCTGTTTAGTAATACAGGATTCCTCGTAAGTCATGGATTCAGAAGATTTGGACGGTTTGATCCATTTCTCTACAAATTCCAATAGAAATAGAGCAGATTCTTTACAGTCCTTGGTTTGAACGACAAAGAATCCCTTTTCCATAAGACCGAACATTGCATTCCTCAAAGTATCTTTTGGTAAAGATCCTTGATACGTATTCAAGTCACCTTCTAACCAATAATAGACACGAAATCCTTCTTTTAAGGTCTCCTGTAAACGAAAGGATTGTTCCGTATAACGTTTGTCTTTGATACTCGCTTCTAAATCTGACCACGTTTTACGTTCGATAATCACTTTGTCTATCATCATGTCTCCTATTTTTAAATTCGTAGATTCTATCTTGATTTCTGGATACCCTGACATCAGGGTTTTGCATTCTTCTAACAAAGAACGCTCACGATAATCTATATAAATCATATGACCTATATAGATTCTATTATTTAAACGCATTCCTAGATTGCTTTTGAATTCATTTGAAATGGATTTAGTTGGTGGCATTTCTCAAAGAGAACTGAGGACCACCGTGATAAAGTCCGCGACCCGTGCAGCAAGTCAGAACAAAGGTTGGCACCGATTGGACGGTGCGTGACTTTAAAATTCTTGAAGGAATTCGAGAGTGACCCATACTTGGGACAATCCCCGCTTTTTTCATACCTGCTCCGCACGCATCTGCACTATTGATAATAGACGCTTGTCTCTTAATGTAAGGCATATATACTACTTGAATATTTTATTTTTCTAACATTTTATTTTCTAAATGTATAATTCTTTCTTTGAGTTCTTGAATACATTCTAATAAAACGCCAGTAAATGCTTGATAATTTACCGTCTTAATATTACCATCGTTTACACGTATTTCCGTGACCAACTCTGGGTATATTTCTTCAACCTCTTGAGCGATCAAACCAATCGAATAAGAATCATCCTGACGATCTGATCTCTGATAACGATATCCATGGATCTTTGTAATCGTATCTAAACATCCATCTAATTTTGTAATATTCTTCTTGATTCTTCTGTCCGAATAAGATAGTAAATCATTTTGTAAGGTCAATAGACCTCCGATGTATACTGTTCCACCGATGGATACTGTTCCTCCAATGGATACATTTCCTTTCACTTCCAACTGGTTGTCTCCGAAAGGAGATTTTTCGCTTCTAATATCATACAGACTATCAATGACACTTACGTTACTAGAGATAACATCAAAACCAAGTCTCATTTTTCCTGATATTTGCGTATCTCCTTTCGCACCTACCGTGTATACGTTACGTCCAGCATCTTCTAACAATAGAATGTTTGAAAAGGTAGCATTTTGTTGTGATGCTCTCAAAGCAGGACCGTCTCCAAAACTACTTACATTTATTTTAGTGGATTCTATTTCTGTGTGATATTCAATATTGGGTGGAGATACATACGTCAACTTCCCGCCGGTTAGAATTCTTATTTCATCGACCACATCTACCTTATGTAATCTAACTTGTCCATGTAGAAAAGATTCTCCTGCTACATCCACGTCATTCAAAAAAGAATCACCTTTGACCGAAACATTGGATTGAATCAAGGTGGATCCGGTTACAGACAAATCTGATTGTAAAGATGTATTTCCTGTGACGTTCAAGGTATTCAATGTTGTGTCTCCTAAGACAGAGACATTGGATTGGATCAAAGTAGATCCCTTTACAGACAAATCCGAATGTAACGAGGTAATCCCTGTCACGTCCAATGTATTTCGAAGTTTTGTTTCTCCTGTCACATCGACATTTTTTATAAAAAGGGAAGAACCATCTACTTGTAAATTTTTGTTAATGTGTTGATCTGATTGAAACAATGCATCTTCTGTGACACGTAATGCTCCGCCTACATCCAGATTATAATAGGGATCAAATACTTGTGAACTATACCCAACATTTAGTCTATCTGTGACAACTCCTCTATACATGGTCAAAACATGACGTTCGATATCATCCTTTAAACGATCTATATAGTTAACCCGTTGCTGTAGTCCTTCTACATCTCGTATTTTTAACTTGATGTCATTGTTCATATAATTATATTTTTATTATAATTCGCATAACATAAAGATGTTATAATTCGCATAACATAAAGATGGTATAATTCGCATAACATAAAGATGGTATAATTCGCATAACATAAAGATGGTATAATTCGCATAACATAAAGATGGTATAATTCATTTAAACATAACT